AAGGTTTATAAGCTGACCAAAAATAATCTCTATTTATATATTGATAAACTTTTGAATAATCACTAAGTCCTGAAACAAATCTTAACTGATTTCCATAGTTAATAATTTTAACATCGTTACCAGTGTGGGTTCCAACCGCAGAGCCTAATGTGCCTAAATCAGTAGTTATATAAATATTTCCTGACGTGTCAGTTATAACCCAGTAATATGTAGCAGAGCCACCAGCAACTTTTGCCCATCTTACAATATTGTTAATATTAGCTCCAATACTAACAGCTGCACCTCGACCTTTCCTCTTGGTTACTTTACCAGGAAAATCAATAACTGCATTTACTAAATCAGTACATCCATTTGCGCCAATTTCTTCCTCATCGACTTGTGTTATAAGGCCACTATTTAAGGGTATATCTATCAGCACTATCTACCCTTAGTTCCTATGCCAGTAGGTCGCTCTACAGCATATCTTTCATTTAAAACTTTTACAGTGTTAAGCGCATTGTTATAAGCAACATTTGCTCTATCACCTTTTCCATCCATACGCCATAACTGTGCTTCTGCAAAGTCTAGTACCATTTCTTGCAATGCTGGGTTTAATTCGCATTCTGTTGCACTAGCAGCTAAATCTGTTGGAGCTTTTATATACCATACATCTATAGTTGTAGTAGATGTTGGTTTTATATAAATATTATCTGCAAAAACATATGCAACTGGATTAGATGTATCTCCTGATAAGTAGCTATTTTCTAATCTTTTTACATCACCTGGCTCAATCATAGTACACCACTTATCATTTGTCTCATCATATATTCCAGTAATACCATTTCTAATTGGATTTACTGATGTGCCAAATGCTGTATCAAAAGAGCATACACCTACCGTAACAGATTTATCATTTGCTATAGTCTGTAATTCAACTAAATATGCATTGTCAATCATATTGACTACTGATTTTTGAGCTAAATTCAGAGCAGTTAATTTTGCAGTCTGTGTAAAAACTGCTTGAGCTGGGTCCTCTAATCTTAAACCCAAAGTTGACAGCATATCATTTCCAGTCATATCAATTTACTCCATTTGTAATAGGTTTATTAGATGAAGGGTTTAACTCCTCTATCTGCATACTTACAGCCTGGATTGCACCTTGGACCATAACTACTTTAGTCTGTGCATCTACAAGCTGAGTTTTTAAATTTTTTAAATGCTCTTCAAGCTGTGATTGTGTCAAAACTTTTGGAGCTATTTTATTTGCATCTGTACTCTTATTTTTTTGCTTCATATTTCTCCTTATTTGCTTTCTAAGGCTGTTACCTTAGCTGATAATTCTTGTATTGCATTTACTAGCATAGGTATCATTTTAGTTGTTGAGAGAGATTTAAAGTCATCAACTTCAACACCATCAATAAAGCTAGTTGAAATCTTAACATAATTACTTGCAACTGATAAAACCTCATCTGCAATAAATCCATATCTCGTAACTCCATCATCAAAACCCATTTCACCTTTTCCATTGTATTTAAATGTTCTAGGTTTTAATTGATTTACTATAGAAAGTCCATCTGTTAAATCTGCTATATCTTTTTTTACTCTAACATCTGATAAACTATGAGTTGTGCCATCATTTGTATACCAATCTCCAGCTTTATCTAATCGTGCTACTTCGCTAGTGGTAGTTCCAGTTGTTGTATAAAATCTAAATCGTGTTCCTTTATCGTTAGTAGCCCAGTTAGAATCTGCTTCTACTTGAATTTGAGCTGCTGAATATGCATCGTGATTATCATCTCTAGCACCAAATTGAATCCCAGCGAGAGCATTTGTATTTCCAAAACTACCTGAAGCTTTATACTGTTTAGCACTTATACCAGCAAATGATGTAGATTGTACTTGTAGCTCTTCTTCAGGCGAAGTAGTTCCAATACCAACATTTCCACTAGACTTAATTGTCATTGCTGTTGAAATTCCTACTCCAGTTTTTTCTACATTGAATTTGAGCATACCTGAATCATTCGCACCATCTTCAAGTCCTACAACACCACACAAAAAAGCATCAGTACTATTACCAAAATAAAGATTACCTAACTCATTTGTAGTTCCACTATCAGACCTTCCAATTCTTACTTGTGCTACACCAGCACTTTCAACGTCAAGTCCACACTCTGGAGTAGCAGTTCCAATACCAACCCTAGTTGTGGTTAAATAAAATGGACTAACATTTCCAGCTCCATCTTTTACTTGCCTTGCTGTAGATGTATCTATACCATCGTTAACCGCTAGTATATCTCCAACTCCATTAGCTAAAGTTTTTGTGTTCAAATTTGCCATTTATAACTCCTATATTGCTGTGCAGTTAAGCGACAACGTGTATGTATTTTGTCCACTTGACATTGTTGGACTTGTAATTTTAAATTCTTTTGCATTTTTAAAATATGCTATTCCAGCATCTGCCGAATCTAAGAGAAAACTGGATTCTGTAAACTTTACTCCATTTAAATTGATATATCCTGATGATAAACCTGATACAGTTGTGTCATCATCAAATGTTACTGTCATAGAATTAGCAGTAGAAGAACCCACTGTAATAACTGGTGACATTTTTTGCTCTGAAAATAAATCATTTAATTTCCAAGTAATATCAGGTGTTGAATCATCACCAAAATCTGATGTAGTATTTGTTAAGTAAAACTCATTTGGGTCTAAATCTATTTTTACACCCTGGGTAAATGTCTCTGCATTGTCATCTTCATCGTGAATTATTAGTTTAATATCATGCTCACCCCAGTTTTTAGCAGATAAAACACTACCAGCATTCCAGGTTAGTTTATGACGTGACCAAAAGTTTCCAATTAGAGTTAAATCTTGAACAGTTTTATCAGTATAACTACCTGAATCTGTATTACCTGATAAATCGCTCTGTAGTTTAGCTTGTGGATATGGTGAACCAGTGGACCAATCTTTTCCATAATATTCAAATTCTGCAAAGACTGTTCCAGTTCTTTTATCAAATCCAAAAACAACGCTTCTAACCTTTACTTTTGATGATGTTAATTCGTAATTATATGCCATATTAAACTCCGTCAGGAGGATGGTAAGGAGACAGATGTCTAATACCACCCTCCATCAAGATGATTACCTCACTTTCTAGGTTTAGTATCCAGTTGGTCCACCTACCAATAACGCATGGTAACGTGGCGCACTTGTACACAACTGACCCATCCAAAAGATTCTAGCTTGGATTCCGTCATTAGTTTCCATTGGTCTGAAGTCTTCAAATGCAAAGTTTCTTTTACTATGCACTTTAAAGTCTAACTTACTTGTATTTATAAAATACATTTGACCATCAGGACAAGCACTGTCAGATACAACTGATGCATTTTTAAATGCTAATGATGAAAAACCAGCTTTTGCAAACTCGCTATTTCCATCCCAACGCTTGTTGGCTGCTAATGCAGATTCAAATGCATTTTTAATTACTGGTGTAGTAATTATAAGGTCTGGCTGCTCTGAATCATAACTGGCTTCCTCGTACGCTCTCGTCATAGCCTTAATTCCATGTGCTACACCTGATGTAGTTTCACAGAATGCGCTAAAGCTAACTGAACCAGTGTCATTTGAACCATTTAGGTTTACAGCTGTTGAGCCAGTACCGCCAACTAAACCAATTGCATACTCAAAACTGCTTAGTCTTGAGTTCCAATAGTCGTTAGTACCTACAGTTCCTGAATCAATACCACCTAAGCTTCTATCATATCCAATAATAGAATCAGGCACTTGACCTTCAGGTACCCAGTATACGTTTCCTGAACCAGCAGTTAAAGCTCCAGTGAATAGACCTAAGCCTGAATTAGCAGAGTGAGCTACAGCTTGAGCATAAGGACCACTACCATCAAATACTCCAGCACCGTTTAAGGTGTTAAGACCATTTGATACAGCAGAAGTATTAAATAATCCAGTTTGAAATAACTTTTTCATTGTCATTTCTGCATTTTGCATTTTTGCTGTAAGCATATTTAAAACTTGGTTTGATCCCATGTTCATATGCTGCTCATCAGAGCTGATTACAATTGCCTGATATGCTGTTGCCCAGTCATATACAGCTTTGTCAGCTATGTCTGTTACATTCTGAGTTGTAGTTCCAGCACCACCAGCTGCTAACCAGCCACTGTTACCGTTTTCTGCGACTTCCACTGGCTGATTAATTTTCACACCCCCGTCGATACGTTGAGCGTTTTTTAACAGCTTCAAAGTCAACGGATTTGTGTTGAAAATATTATCCTGGAGCAGTGGAATAAAATGCTCTTTTGTAAGAGCTGATATTGTATTAGATAGTGCCATTGCACTCTCCTTTCATTTTATTCGTTAAAATATTTCGCAATATCAGGGTTATCCATATCGAAATCTCTCCACGACGTAGCTTTCTTATCAGTTTTCACCTCTTTTACACCACCTTGAGAATTGTCAATGACCGCTGTATTGCGATTTTTGTTTTCTTCCAGTTTTTTATAGTGAGCTAACTGATCGTTGATAGCACCATATGACCACTCTTTAAATGCCCTTTCTAAATTTGGCATTCCATCTTCAGAGAATTTTGCTGCATTTTTTTCAGCAAACTCTAAAAACTCAGCACCTTTTTCATCTTTCAATAAATCAGGATGCTCTTTTTCAAGTCTAGTCATTTCACTATCTAGCTTATCAACACGAGATTCCATAAGACGTTCTTCCTCAACAGATTCTAATGCACGTAACCTCATATCAGTTACATCTACAATATCATCTTCTTTGGTTTCTTCAACTGGAATATCTATTTTATTATCTAACCCTAAAGCTTTTATTGCTTCAGGATCGTCAAAATAGTAATCAGTTATGTGCTTACGAAATTCCTCGTCTTCGTTGATTTTGCTCGTCAGTTTTCCCCACTTGGATAATTGTTGAGCTTTTTCAGTGTTAGTTTTCTGCCAGTTCGACTTATTGTCAGAATCCTCTCTCCACTGCATAACGAGTTCTCTATCGTACTTTTCACCGTTAATTTCAATAAAGCTCTTATCCTCAACCTCAGGCTCAGTTACTGCCTTAGCAGTTTCCTCATTGGTTGTTTCCGTTGCCGATGTGTCATCAGCTGTTTGAGACGTTGTAGTCTCTACTTCTGCAAGTTCTGCATCAGGATCGTTTAAAGCATCCTTCATCTCATCACTTATTTCTATCTCATCATACTTACTTGCCATGTTTATCCTTTCAGACTTCTTTGATTGGTCTTATTAGTTAAAACTTTGATTCCACTGTTGTAATCTGTTCGTCTTGAGCTGGAGTTCCAGTTCTTACGTTTCCAGGTACAGCTGGAATTATTACTATATCGTAAATTTTATTTCCTACTTTGATTTTTTCAGGAATATCTTCATCATTAGCTCTAAAGGTTTCTACAACCTTCTCTGCCCATAGCCAAGGCCTATTAGGTGGATAATTTTCTTTATCATATATAGCTACTGACCCACCATCACCAGTATATTTCATTCTGTCTCTAAATTCAATAGCTCTAGGGTCTGTATCACCATAATTCTGATAAGATGGTTCAGTTTCTTTACTTTTATTAACCATCTTCTCTTCAAGCTCTGCTAATTGCATTGAATCCAATGCTTCAATCATTGCTTTTAGTCGCACTCTTCTTACTTGGTCATCAGGATCAATTTTATGTTTAGGTATCATTTAGTTACCTCATCAGCACCAACCGCACCTCTATGGCCGCTTGTTATTTTGTAGAGCTTATTTCCTATTTTAAAAATATCACCAGTAGATTTTCCGCCTTTTGTAGTCAATTCTGCCGCCCATTGAGCTGGTGTTTTACCGCTCCTGGAAATTGGAGAACCTCTAAATGAAACCTCAGTTCTCTCATCTACATCTTTAGGATTATAATCTTTGTATTCTCTGTAAATTTGAGAGCCAGGTTTAGCTGCGAATCCCCCTGAAGCTTTCCTAACCATAGAAGCCAATTTTGCTTTTTTATCTTCTTTTTCTTTAGCCATCTTTAATTAATCCTTTCAATTTTTCTCGTTTTGCTAAATTTTGTATTTCTTTATCAGTTGAATTAAATGCGCTTGTTACACACTCTTTAGTAACTCCAGGGTAACCGTTTTTACTGCACCAATCTTTAAGCACTACTGGTTTATTGATTTTCCGCACGTGTACCCTCCACTTTAGCTTGTCTAGTCTGTTCTGCTTGACCAGTGATTTCTCTCTGACGTAATAAAGCTTCTAGTATTTCATTTTCATCGGTAGATGAATTGACCACATCTAATTCCTGACTCATAGCATCATCACGTTCAGCTTTTGCTTTTGCAATCATATTTAGACGTTCTTTAGTGTTATCCATTTGAGTCCATCTCCAAAAACCTTCTTCATCTAAAAGACCAAGTTGTAATAAGCTTATAGCTTCATCACGTCTTGCAGCTCTTGATTCAGGCATAGAAGAACCAGGTACATAAGAAAAGTCCATGTCATCGTTTAGATTGTAAGGCTCTATTTTATCAAACATAAAGCCAGTACCATCTGCTGCTGGTTTTCTTACATTTATAGTTTTGGAATAATTCTTTTTAAGAAGCTTTAAAGTAATTTTATAAATGTCAATAATTGCATCTATTCCAATTTCTCTTTCTTTAGCTCTGATTATAGTTTGAGATGCTTCGTTTAATTGTTGTATGGCCCTGGAAGCTGTAACGGATCCAGGAGTCATACCTTTAGTGACCTCGTGAACACCTGATACGTTATCTGCTAGTCTCATCATGGTCTCAGCCATTGGGAGGGTCGATGCAGAAATATTACCAGCTGGAAGCCTATCAATCCTTTCGTGTGGTCCATTTACATATACCACATGTCCAGGCTTGTCTGTCATCCTATTGCCAGGTATCTTAGCTAAAGATTTACTCATAATAACAACTGGACTACCTTGTAGTATTAAGTTGTCCATACCCTGACTAAGAGCAATACTTGAACCAACAGCTAAACTGGCAATTATTTCAGGTTCTCCCTTACCCCAAAATGAGTGAGCTGAAGGATAATTTT